ATCGCTGGCGAGGCCAGATCTACGTAGGTTTGCGCGCCGTGGCAGAGGCCGCCGGGGTGACGGAGCACACGGTCAGCTATCACCTGAATCGGCACGGCAATCTGGACCGCTTGGGTGTCGTGTCCGGCGGCAACGGCGGCGCATGCGGCAAGGTCGTCAATGCATTCGGCAGGTCCTGGCCATCGCGCACCGCGCTGGCTGCCCATCTCGGCCGGTCGGATAGCCGCGTGTCGCGCTGGGTGCGTGAAGGGCGGGCCGATCTGCTGCTTGCGGCATTGATCGACGCGGACCGACGCGTCGGAAAGGCGGTGGCGGCATGAGTGGGCTTCGGGTCGATCTTGGTGCTCCACTGCGTGCACCGGCCTGGGGTAACGCCCACAGGTGGCGCGCTGTCGTCACGTATCGCGGGGAAGCGGGACCGGTCGATGTCACACATGAATTCGAGGAGCTCTACGAGCTTCATATGCTGATCGAGCGAGGACCGGACTGGAACTGCATTTCCGACATCCGCATCACCATCGCGGAGACGCGGCAGGCGGACTACCGGACGCTCGAGGAGGCTGCCCGCAGATGACGGTTCCGGTCTTCCTTCACGGCCCTGCGGACAGCACGGATCTCAGCAACGTCCCAAGATCAGATCAGAGGTCGCTGGCGCCCATCGCAAGAATGGCCTTTGACCGCGTCATTCACGCGACCGGGATTCGTGCCGAGCATCGCAGCGACGATGTGCTGATCGTTGCCTTCCTGGACAAGCTGGCGCGCGGTTTCTTCTTCGACAGCGTCGAGGTGCGCGCGCTGGATAGTGATGATATTCAATTCCACCCCGGTCTTAGGGTGGTGAAAAGTGGCCATGGGTTTACCTCCTTCATGGCTGCTGTGGTGCCGTTGTTTGCTGCTGGGCGACGGCTTCACCCGCAGGGCGAATCGCTCCTACGAGTCGTCCTGCGCTCCCATATTGCCTTAGGTGATAGTGCCCGAGTCGAGGCTGGCGCCGTCGCTGATCCCATTGCGCGTGATGATAAATCCGCATTTTCAGTGGTTTACGGTTGCCGTGCAGTAAGTGGCGATCTGTCGCGCGGGGTGATTTCATGACCCGGGCCGACATCCTCTCCGCTGCCGCCGAGTGCGTCCTGCGCGACCGCGCCGCCACTCATGGCGAGGCTGAAAACGGCTTCACCTCTATCGCAGCCATCTGGGCGGCACTCGATCAGGCGCGCGGGGACCGGCCCCGCAATGCGGCAGACGTGGCGCTCTATCTGGCCGGGCTGAAGCTGGTTCGCGCGGCAACCAATCCGGCGCATGCCGATAACTGGATCGACCTCGCGGGCTATGCGGCCTGCGGCGGTGAGATCGCTACAGAAAAATGGCCGGACGAACCGGCAGGGGGCAGTGAATGAGGGCTTTACAGGTGGTCGACAGTGGCGACCTCGACGAATATCCGCTCTCGGCCGATGATCGGCTCGACAGCCACTACTTCATCCCGTGGGAGAGGCGGCGCTGGCTGAACAGCGACATGCGGTTGCGCGGCACCCATGAATGCCGCTCCATGTTCTTCGACCTGATCAACATCGCGTTCGACCAGGCGCCGGCGGGCACGCTGCCGCTCGATCAGGAACTGCTCGCCAAGATGCTGTTCGTTGATCCCGGCCATTTCCAGCAGCTGTGCAAGCTGGAATACGGGCCGCTTCACAAATGGGTGCCGGTGCGTTGCGGTGATGAGGTCCGGCTGTCGCATCCGATGGTGTTGCGGGCGCTGCGTGACGCCATCTCGCGGCGCGAGGATCATCGGGCTCGCAGCGAGGCGGCCAGCAACAAGAAGCGGCTCCAGCGCCTGCGGTCATTCCTGACCGCGCTGAATGCGTCGCTGTCGGGCAATGATGCCGCGGTGCTTTGGATCGACGGCTGGCTCCAGAAGCAAGGCTGCGAATACCGGTCGTCTGAATGGATCGAGCGCGGTCTGTCGGCGTGGATGAACCATTCGATGGAACTGAACCTGCGCGGGCGCAAGTCGCCGGGCTGATTTTCCCAAACTGTCCAACACTGTCCCCGGGGACAGTTCGAGACAGTCCGAGGACACTTCAAGACTGTCCCCCTCCATAAGGACAGAGACAAAGACAGAGAAAAAGACAGAGGCACTGGCCGGACACTGCACCGGTCCCGCCTGTGGATAAGTCGGCAAGCTGAGAAACGGGGAAAGCGATGAACAGCGAAGAGCAGGCCCAGGGTGAAAAGCGCGTGATGCGGCTTCTGGTCGAGCCGCTGAAGCTACGAGGGTTGGCGAAGCCAGCCGCTCTGACCGTTGCCGGGTTCGAGGATATGGTGCACGACATGTGCGCGCGGCTGGCCTACATGACGGAGGCCAGTCTTATGGCTCTGGAGGAGCAGGTTGCTGCGAACCCGGGCGGCAAGGATCGTGACCGATTTCCCATCGCCAATCTGATCCTGTCCTGGGCGGCCGATATCCAGCCTCCCGGCGACGGTGCATCTCCGTTGATCCGCGCGGTCTTTGCCCATGCCTGCGGGCAAACGGCACTGGCGGAGGGATGGGCGCCCGAGCTGCTGGCCGAATTGCGCAGGACGCGGCGCTGGCCCGGCAGCTGGGCGCTCAAGACGGTCCGCGATGCTGCCGGTGGAGCCCTCAGGCGGATGCATGATCTGGACGCGCGACTGGCGCGGGAAGGTGAACTTCCGCCACCCGATCGGGACTGGCGGGATCAGCGCATCGCGGCCATCCAGCGGTGCCGCGAGATCGGGGAAGGACAGCCGACATGAGGGACACGACCATGGACATGGATTTCGACGACGATGGTGGCGTGCATCGTCCGTCGGTGGTGTTCGATATCGAGGCCGGGGCGCAGCGGTTGGCGGAGGAGCGTGAGCGCCTGGATACAATCATTGCGAATGCCACGCCGATCGAGGGCTGTGGTCCGGCTATTCCCGTCGCGCCGGCGCGCGGGCCGCAGGTCCTGGAAACACCGCATGTGGTGATGCCCGATCCGGGATCGAAGTCCGGATACAAGGTCGAGCGCACCGGCTGGCGGGGGTTCAAGTCGGTGCGGGCGATGGACATCTTCGATGACCTCGAACGGCGCGCCGCCGCACGCAAGGACAAGGACGGCAATCCGTGCAAATCGCCCTTCACCAAGGGGCAGGTTAACGTCGCCCGTCGTTACCGCGATCTGGTTGAGCGCCACGATGCAGGCGGGATGCGCTGTGCAAGTCTGGAGGCGCGCCGCGGGTCAGGGCCGAGCGGCGGCGGCGAGTTCATTGATGCGTTCATTGCCGAGGGTGATGCCATTGCCTGGATGCGCCGACGGATCGGAACTGGCGTGGCCATGGCGGTGCGCCGGGTTCGACCATCGGCGCGGGGCGGAAAGGGTGCCGGCATCATTTCCGATCGGGCGCTGGTGGATGCCATTTGCCTTGAAGGACGTTCGTTCAGGCAGGTGCTGGAGCGGCATGGCTGGGCGGCATCCGGTCAGAATGTGAAGACCGCGATTGTCGCTCTGGGGGCGGCTCTCGATCGTATGCAGGGCTACGGTCTGTCAAAAATGCAGAATTCCTCTTGACCGCTTATATCTCACGGTCGTATCTCTTTTGACATTATCCGGCATTGCGCCCGCAGGAGAGATCCTGGCGGGCGCATTTCCTTTCCGATCTCCGATAGCTGCACCCCACCATTCACCCGTTTGAGCGGGCAGGTGCAGCTATCCGAGCGCGGAAGGGAAAAACGATGCCGGCAACTGCGGTCTTGCATCCCGACATCCCAAAGCCTCGAAGGCCGGTACGCGGGAATTAGGTCAGGCCAGCCAGATGGAGTACAATGATCGTCGCGATCGGAACTCCGAAGATCAGTATTCTCTCGGCGGTCATGTTGTCCTCCTCGGCAAAACAACCTGAATGAGAAACGCCGATAGCGCCTGTCCTGTTCCAGATGGAAGCCCTGCAGCATGCCGGTCTGTATCCTGGCTAGAGAGGCGCGCCAGTTGTGACAAGCGTTCCGGCACCTGTGACATCGGCGCTGGTCAAAATCACACGAAAACGGGTCCCGTGACAGTCCAGTACCGGATTGTCGTCGTAGGCCCATATTTTCATTGCCGCATCCGAGCTGAATGTGCCGCTGCCGCTTTTGCCGCCGGCCCCTACGCTGAATGCGACGTTTACTGTGACGTCGACGCGATCGCCGTTCGGAAATGTGAGAGTTGCAGGTCCAACGAGGGGCGTCATGGAGCATTGCCTTCTGTGAATGCGATCATTCGACAATGACAATCCGTTCATTTCAGACAAGGATTCGTTGATGGAACGACTGAAGTGGAAATGGATCGGTTGCGTTCCCGTTGGCTTGTACAAAGCCTCTGTCGGCCCTGAAGGTTGGATCGAGTGGCGGCGAGTTCTCTTCTTACCGGGCGCTGCCTACTTGTCGGTGAAGATCGTCAGCTTGTTGCTCTTTGCTGCGAGGAAGGGTGGCCATGCTGACCATCGGCCTCGATGACCGTGAGTTGCAGGCTCACCTTTCCCGGCTGGCAGAGCGGGATGTCAGAACCGCCGCGACCTGGGCGCTGAATGACACGGCGGCGGATGTGCTTGCCCATGTGCAGGAACGCATGGCCGAGGTCTTTGACCGTCCGACGCGGTTCACGCTGAACGCCTTCATGGTGAAACGCGCCCGGCCGGACCAGCTCGAGGCTGAGGTGAAAGAGCGGCCATCGGTTGACCGACGCCATTTCCTGAAGACGCAGGAATTCGGCGGGGTGCGTGGCCGGACCGGTCTTGAGGGCTTGCTCGATGCCCGGCTCGCCTATGACGCTGTCATCACCGCCGCTGTTCCGGCCGGCGGGGCAAAGCTTGATGCCTATGGCAACTGGTCCACCGGCCAGCGCAACCAGGCGCTTTCGGCCGTGCAGTCGCAACGGGACAGGACGACGAACACCACTGCGGGTTCGCGCAAGCGCAACCGAAAGCGGGCTGGCTTCTTCGTGCCCTCTGCCGAGAGCAGGTTGTCGCCCGGCATCTGGAAGCGGGATCCGGACGGATCGCTCAGCAAGGTGCTGCACTTCACGCGCGCCATGCCGGTCTATGCCCAGCGGCTCGGCTTCTTCGACGAGGCGAAACAGGTCTATGACCTGCGCCTTCCGGCCCACCTGCGGCGCACCATCGAGAAGATGGCGGCGCGGGCCGCGTCATCTTCGCGCTGACGCTGCCTCGATCCGACCCCTCGGGTCCTTCCCCCCATCGGGTCGCATGGGGGTAATTCGCGCCCCGTTAATTCTGCGACAGCCGATCGGGAACGGGGCTGATGTTCTTATTGCTGTTGTTCTTCATGAGGTTGCTATGTCTGACCTGCTCACTCTGGCGGATGGGAGTGTGCTCGACGTCGCGCAATATCCCTTGCCAGAGGGAGTTGAGGACGACGGCACGCCGCTGAACCGCGCCCAGCTGGCGGCCGCTTTCAGCGTTTCCGTTAATGCCGTGACCGATTGGATCAACAAGGGCATGCCCGTCATGTCCTCGGGCCAGAACGGCGTCGCCTATGAATTCCGGCTGTCGCATTGCTGGGCATGGCGGCAGGACCGAGACGACAGGGCACGCGCCGCCAAAGCGCGAGGCGATCTGCTAGCCGCGCAGGCGGCCCTCGCGTTCCGCAACCTGGACGATGACCAGGCCGAGGATGAGGCGGAGCTGACCGCCGATGATCTGCGGAAATGGTCCGAAGCCGAATATCACCGCAACCGGGTGGCCGAGCAACGCGGCGATCTGCTTCGTGCCGACCGGATGCGACCGCTCCTCGAGGACATTATGGTCGCATTCGGCACGGCGATGGATAACCTGCCGGACTTTGCCGAGATGAACTTCGGCCTCTCGGCGGCACAGGTTGCGCAGCTCGAGGACTATTGCGACCAGGTGCGCGGCGAGGCCAAGCGCCTGATTGCCGAGCGGCTGTCTCGCGGTGGCGCGGTCGTGGCGCTGAATGGTCGGCAATCGGAAATGGATCTGGGCTGATGGTGATGATGCTCGATCGTGGCATGGGGCAATTGAGCCGCATCCCACCGTTGCCGCCGTTCGTGACGCCCGAGGAAATCGTCGCCGACGCTCTGCCGCTTCTCGATCCGCCCAGCCGGGTTTCGGTGACCGAGGCCGCAGAGCGCAGCTTGCGTGTCCCGATCGCCGGGCGCTGGGGGACGTATGACCGAAATGTCGCGCCCTATACCGTCGAGCCGCAGGACGTCTCTCAATCGCGGCGCTTCAAGGGCGTGGTTTTCGTAGGTCCGTCGCAGAGCGGCAAATCGCAGATGCTGCTGTCTGTTACCGCACATGCGGTCACCTGCGCGCCGGGCCCGGTGCAGCTGATCCATATGACCAAGACCGATGCGGATGCGTGGGTCGAGGAGAAGCTGGATCCCGCGATTCTGAACAGCCCGCTGCTCTCTGAGCGCTTGGGCAAGGCGCGGGACGACAGCACCTTCAGCCGCAAGCGGTTCAAGGGCATGCGGCTCGGCATCGGTTACCCGGTCCCGAACCAGCTTTCGTCGCGCTCGCAACGGCTGGTCCTGCTGACCGACTACGATCACATGCCGCAGCGGCTAGGCCCGAAGGACGCACCCGAAGCCTCGCCCTGGGGCATGGCCTTGCAGCGGATCCGGACATTCCTGAGCCGGGGCTGTGTTTTCGCCGAAAGCACTCCAGCTTTCCCAGTCGATGAAACGAAGGTTCGGCCCGCCAGCGCGCTGGAGCCGCACCTGCTGCCAGCCACGACCGGAGGTATCGTCAACCTTTACAATGAGGGCACCCGCGGGCGCTGGTACTGGCAGTGCATGGATTGCGAAGGTTTGTTCGAACCGACCTTCCAGCGGCTGGACTACAACCGCGACCTCGATCCGGGCGAAGCGGGTGATATGGCCGTCATGGTCTGTCCGCATTGTGGATCGGTTCTGTCGCATCGGCACAAACCCGAGATGAACCGCCGCGCCATGGCGCATCACGGTGGGTGGCTCCACGAAAGCCGGGAGGTCGACGAGGAAACAGGCCAGCGCCGTCTCGTCCGGATCGATGATCCGGCGATCCGGAACACGCCCTTTGCCAGCTATGCCTTCAACGGCGCAGCAGCTGCATTCGCGTCATGGTCCGGGCTGGTCGAGCGCTACGAGACTGCCCGGCGCGCCTTCGAGATCTCCGGCGACGATCTGGATTTCGCGGGGGTGCATTACACGGAAATCGGCGTGCCGTATCGGCGTCCGAAAGATGAGGACGAGGACGCGCTGACGCTGGAAATGCTGCAGCAGCACGCGCTTTCGCTGCCCAAACGCATCGCGCCGAGCTGGGCGCGGTTCGTTACCGTCCTGGTGGATGTGCAGGGCAACCGCTTCGAGGTCATGGCCATGGCCTGGGGCGAGGACGGCCAACGGGTGGCGATCGATCGATATGCCATTCATCAGCCGCCAGACCACGCGCCCAACGCCAAGGGTGATGACGGCAAATACCGCGCTGTCGATCCGGGGCGGTACGCCCAGGATGCGGATGTGCTCGCCGAACTGGCCGATCTGGTCTTTCCGGTGGATGGCGCGGACTGGGGCTTGAAGCCTCTGGCCGTGGTCATCGACTTCAACGGCCCGAAGGGCTGGTCGGACAATGCCGAGAAGTTCTGGCGCAAGCAGAACCGCGAAGGGCAGGGCGGCAGGTTCTTCCTCTCGATTGGTCGCGGCGGTTTCAACCAGCGCGATCGGGTCTGGCACGAAGCGCCGGAGCGGTCGTCAGGTGGTGGCAAGGGCAGGGGCATCAAGCTGCTGAACATGGCGGTGGACCGCCTGAAGGATTCGGTCATCGCTGCACTCGGTCGGACCGATACCCCGGTCGGCGCCCAGCACATCCCGCACTGGATGGGGGCGGAGCATGTGGCCGAACACCTCGCCGAGGAACGCGGCGACAAGGGCTGGGAACTCAAGAAGGGTGTGCTGCGCAACGAGAGCCTCGACCATTCGGTGCAGGGCCTGGCGGTGGCAGAACACAAGGGGCTGAACCGGGTGAACTGGGAGGCCCCACCCGATTGGTGTGTCGCCGGCTTGACCAACCTCAATGCCGTGCCGCTGGAGCGGCCCAACGATCCGGAAAGCGCACGCGAGGTTCCGGCCCCGGAACTTCCGCGCAAGATCAACTTCCTCAGGAGGCGCTAAGCCATGTCCTATACACAGGCTGATGCCGATCGCCTGCGCGCCTCGATCGCCAAGGGCGCTGCCGAGGTCGAAGTTGCGGGCGAGCGGGTCAAGTTCCGTTCGCTCGCCGAGATGCGCGCCACGCTGGCGATGATCGAGGCCGAGCTTGCCGGCGGACGCGGTCCTGCCTTCGGTGTCAGCTATCCTCGCACGACGCGGGGGCTCTGATGAACTTTCTTGATCGGGCCGTCGGGTTCTTCAGCCCGGCGGCCGGCCTGCGCCGGGCCACCGCCCGCGCGCAGACCGCCATCGTGATGAACTATGACGCCGCCTCGCGCGGGCGACGGACTTATGGCTGGAAAGCCCCGGCCACCGCGGCGGATGCCGCAGCCTTCGGCTCGCGCGCCCGGCTCAGGCAACTCAGTCGCGACATGATGCGCAACCGCGCTTATGCGGCCCGGGCGCGGGACGTCGTGGTCGCGAACGTGGTGGGTGAGGGCATTGCGCCCTCGATCCGGTCGGCCAGCCCGAATGCGAAGGCGACGGTTGAAGAGCTTCTGAAACGCCACCTGCTCTCGAACGACATCGATACGCTCGGTGAGTATGATCTCTTCGAGATGCAGCAGATCTGCATGTCGACAGTCTTCACCGATGGCGAGGTCCTGCTGCGCCGGCGCATGCGCTCCCCGCGCTTTCTGGGCAATCTGGCGCTGCCCTATCAGGTCGAACTGCTCGAAGCGGACTGCCTCGACATGACGATCCAGAGCCACGGCGACAACCTTGTCTTTGAGGGGGTGGAATATGGTCCGACCGGCGCGGTCGAGGCCTATCACTTCCTGCCCGAGCATCCGGGCGCGATCCGCCATCGCAGGCCACAGGAATCGACGCGGGTGCATTGGTCGGATGTGATCCATATTCGCCGTTTCGAACGCCCGGGCCAGCTGCGCGGCGTGCCGTGGCTCGCCCCTGTCATGATGACGCTGGGCGAGCTTTCCGATTACCAGGAGGCGCAGATCCTCAAGCAGCGCATGTCGGCGTTGCTGGCGATCATGCTGAAATGGGCAGTCGGTTCGACGCGGAACACCAAGGCCGGGGCGGGGCTTGAGGCCCTGGAACCCGGTGCCATTGTGGAACTGCCCGAGGGGGCGGAGCCGGTCTCGACCAATCCACCCACGGTCGAGGGCTATGGCGAGTTCATGGAAACCGGGCTGCGAACCATCGCCGCGGGTCTGGGCATCACCTATGAGGCCCTGACCGGCGATCTTCGCCGCACGAACTTCTCGTCCGGACGCCTCGGCCGCAACGAAATGGACCGGCTGGTCCGCATGTGGCAGCGCGGTCTGATGATCGCGCAGTTCGGTACCGGGATGGAGCGCTGGTTCCGCGAGGGGCTGGCGCTGGTCGGGCATCGCGGCATCGACTTCACCATGGACTGGACGCCACCGCGCCGCATCCTCGTCGATCCGACGAAGGAGATCCCGGCGATGATCGAAGAGGTCGATGCCGGACTGAACAGCCGGCAGGGCGTGCAGCGTGAACTGGGCCGCGATCCGGACCGGATTCGCGAAGAGCGCCTGGCAGACCACAAGGCCGACACCGATGCGGGTCTGAATCCGCCCGCCGCAAAAGAGGCGGCGGCGAAAGCCGCGGAACCATCAGAACAAGAGGACGTGCAGGATGAAGACCGGGATCGACCTGATCGCAAATGACGAGCTGATCCTCAGCGGGAACGTCATTGACGATTCCTGGGTGGGTTGGATGTGGGAGGAGGACGTGTTCTTCAGCCCCTCGATGGTCCGCAGCGCGCTGACCCAGCTCGGCGAGGGGCGGATTACCGTCCGCATCAATTCGGTCGGCGGGCATGTCAATGCGGGCGAGCAGATCCGGGCCATGCTCGCCGGCCACCCCGGCGGCTGCCGCATCATCGTCGAAGGCATAGCGGCCTCGGCGGCTTCGCTGATCCTGATGGCGGGGGCGGAGAGGCTGATGTCGGCTGGCTCTCACATCATGATCCACGACCCGTCCGGCGGCGTGTGGGGCAATGAAGAGGAAACCCGCCGCGCCGCCGATCAGCTGGCCGTCATCGCGACGACCTATGCGGCCGTCTATGCGGCCGCCTCGGGTAAAACCTCTGACGAGGCGCGCAGGATCATGAAGGCTGAGACCTGGTATGGCCCCGATGCGGCCATTGCCGAGGGTTTTGCCGATGGCCTGGCGGGTGATGCCGCACCGCCACCTCCAGCAACGGCGACCCTCGAGGCCGCCCGCGCCGCCTTCATGGGTGCCAACCGCGTGCTGATGGAACGCATCAGCGCCGCGAAACAGAAACCGGCAACGGATCGGGCCGGGCGGCCCGACCAATCCCCCGCCGCTGCGCGCGGCAATCAGCAAAAGGAGGCCGCGATGGCCAATGAGACCCCGACCGACGCGCCGCAGGCGGATGCCCCGGCCACCATGCAGGCCCCCGCGGTGACGCCGCCCGTACCCGCGCCCTCCACCATGCAGCAGCCCGGCACAGCCGATGTCCTGGCGGCCGAGCGTACCCGGACCCGCGCCATCCGCGAGATGGCCGCGCCATTCGTGACCTCGGGACGGCTGATGCAGGCCGATGTCGATGCGCTGATCGATGAGGGCGTTTCGGCGGAGGTCGCGGGATCGCGCTTCATGGCCACGATGGCCGCCGCCGAGCCCGCTGGTCGCACCGCCGGCCAGCGCGCCACCATCACGCGCGACAATACCGAAACGCAAATGGAAGGCATGATCGGCGCAATGATGGGTCAGGCCGAAGGCCCGGCGCAGCAATTCCGCGGCATGCGCATCCGCCATCTGGCCATGGAGCTTGCCGGCCCGTCGCGGGGCTTCAATGATCCCGACACCATCCGTCGCGGCATGCGGTCGACGACCATGATGGGCGGCGCCTTCGGTGTCAGCGACTTTGCCTATATCACCACCGAGGTGATGAACCGCAGCCTGCAGGCGGCCTACCAGCGCCGCGCCGCCACCTGGCAATTGGTGACGGGTTCGCCGCTGACCGCAACCGACTTCCGCGAGCTGCATTCGGTTCGCTTCGGGGGTGATTTCTCGCTGAAGCCGGTGGCCGAGAATGGTGAATACCAGTCGGCGGTGTTGGCGGACGAGGCCGAGGGCCTGAAGGTCGAACGCCGCGGGCGCACGATCAAGCTGACCTTCGAGGCGGTGGTGAACGACGACATGGGGGCGTTCCAGCGCATTCCCATGGAATTCGCCATGGCGGCGCGCAGCATGGAAAACTCCATGGTCTGGGCGCTGATCCGCGCTAACGCGGCCCTGAAATCGGACAACACCGCCCTGTTTCACGCCAGCCACAGCAACCTGGCTTCGGGCGGCGCGGCAGCGGCGATCTCGGCGGCCTCGGTCGCGGCGGCGCGCAAGGCGATGTGGGAACAGCGCGCCTTCGGCAGCAAGGACAAGGACGATTTCCTGCAGGTCGAACCCGACCGGCTGATCGTTCCCCCCGCGCTCGAGCTGGTGGCGCTGCAATTCGCCACGGCCGTGACCCCGGCCGTCGACGGCAACGTCAACCCCTACAAGTCCACGCTCGCGCCCAGTGTTGTGCCAAACCTCGGCACCGCGGCGGGTGGCTCGGATACCGCCTGGTATCTGATCTCGAGCGATCTGCCGCCGATCGCACATGCCTATCTCGAGGGTTACAACGCACCGACCGTGCAGACGATCGAGGGCATGAACCCCGATGCCGTGACCATGAACGCGCGCCACATCTTCGGCGCCGCCGCCGTCGAGTATCGCGGCTCCTACAAGAACAACGGCGCCTGAGCCCGCGTAAGGTTCACTGACGAAGGGCGGCTCCGGCCGCCCTTCGTCATTTCCCCCTTTCATGGAGAAGAGATCATGAAGAACTGGATCCAGCCGGGTGAGCATCTCACCCTGACCATGGCCGCGGCGGTCGCCGGCGGTGCCGGGGTTCTGGTCGGCGATATTTTCGGGGTCGCGCAGGGCGACGCCGGTGCCGGCGAGGAGGTCGTTCTCGTGCGCCGGGGCGTGTTCGAGCTTCCGAAGACCTCGGCCCAGGCCTGGACGGCGGGCGCCAAGGTCTATTGGGACGACACCGCCAAGGTCGTGACCACCACCGCCACCGACAACACCCTGATCGGCGCGGCGGTGGAGATCGCGGCCAACCCGTCGGCAACAGGTATCGTCCTGCTGGATGGCGTCATCCGCTGATGTCGTCGATCTTCGACGGGATGACCGGGATCCTCTCCGACGTGTTCGGCGCCCCGGTCACCTATTTCCCGCAGGATGGCACCTCGCGGCAGATCCAGTCGATCTTCCGCGAGACCCCGATCGAGGTCGAGGGTGCGGACGGCCAGCTCGTCCGCATCGATGCGCCGACCTGGCGGGTGCGTCGCGACCTGGTGCCGGATCTGCGCCGGGATGACCGGATCACGCTGGCCGACAAGCGCAGCTTCCGGGTGATGGTGGTCCATAGCCTCGGGTCACCGGCCCGGGATGCCTTCCAGCTCTGCGAGATGGCCACCTTTGCCGCGAGGACGATCTGATGGCGCATTACCGCAGCGACTATCGCGACATGGTCCGCGCCGCCTTGCGCGAGCATGCGCGGTTCGACGAGTTCACCATCTTCCGGGTCTGGCCCGGATCGGTGGACGAGGACACCTTGCCGGTCCTGGGCGTGTTGACCCCGCAGGATCGCTGCGAGCAGGACAGCATGTCCTCGACCATGCGGCGCACCATGCTGCAGGTCGCGCTGCGTCGCGCCGGTCACGACGAGGTCGAGGATGATCTCGACCAGGACAGCGACATCATCGAGGCCGTGGTCACGGCGGCGCTGCGCGGGCAGGGGCTCTCCTGCTTCCTCGAGGAAACCTCGGTGGTGGCCAACACCCAAGGTGCGCGCAACATCGGCACGCTGGTCATGAGTTTCCGCATCACGCTCTGGCGCGCGCCCGCCACTCTGCCCGACACCCCGTGACGGGGTGGGGCGCTCATCATCACATGGAGGGCTGAAGAATGCCTGTTACCAATGCCCAGATCGGCCTTGGCGCCAAGTTCGGGATCAAGGCGTCGTCGGGTTCGACCTATAACGCCGTGGCCGAGGTCACCCGCATCACACCACCCGGCTGGACGCGCAACACTGTCGATGCCACGCATCTGGAAAGCCCTGACGCCTGGGCCGAGTTCATCGCCGGGCTGAAGACCGGCTCGGATTGCACCTTCGACGTGAACTGGGTTCCGACAGTCAGCGATCCGCTGTTGGCGGCCTTCGAGGCGGGAGCCGGGAACTTCGAACTGATCTTCCCGAGCGGGACCGTGGCCTTGCAGTTTGCCGGTATCGTCACCGCTTTCGCTGTGGGCGAGATCTCGCCCGAGGGCAAGCTGACCGCCTCGGTGACGATCAAGCCCTCGGGCAAGCCGGTGCTCGTCGCCTATCCGGTCACGTAAGGAGGCGGCATGAATATTCAGGGAAAGGTCAGCCTGACCCATGAGGGCCAGAGCTATGCCATGGTTATCGACATGGCCGCGCTCTGCACCTTCGAGGAGGTGACGGGCAAGAATGGCTTTGCCATGCTGAAGCTGCTGGAACGGGGCGGCATCCAGTCCGGCCTGGTCTCGGCCCGCGATCTGCGCGCCCTGGTCTATGGCGGGCTCAAGTCGCAGGCCCCGGAGATCACGCTCGAACTGGCCGCCCAGATCCTCGACAGCAATGCTGGCGCGTTCATTGCCGCGCTGCAGGCGGCGCAGCCGCAGCCTGGTGATTTGCCTTCCGAGGAAAAATCCCCGGGAAAGGTGCGCCGCCCGCGGAAGAAGCGGGCGAGCTGACCCTCGCGGGTCTTTATCGCAATCATGTCGCGGCCGGCTTTCCCGGCCGTGATTTCTGGCCCCTGACCCTGCGGCTCTACGCCTTGCAGATGCAGGCGCATCGCGACCGGCTGCGGCTGGAAGCGGAGATGCGCAATCGCAGCGCCTGGAACACGGCGGCACTGACCGGGGCCGCCTTTGCCGGCAAGCTGCGGGGATATGACAGCTATTTCGGCACGGCCGGTCCGCGCCAATCCGGTCCCCAGACCCCGGAACAATTGGAAGCCGCGCTGCATGTGCTTGCAGCGGCATGGGGCGCATCAGGTGCGGAAGTGGACTAATATCAGTTCGGAGGGGGACTGATCCTGCTCTGCATTTTTGCCAGGTCGGCTTCCACCTCCGCGAGGCTTCTAGTCGGCGTGGGGGAGGGCAGAACCGCAGATTGAATAGATTCGGATGCGGTCACGGCAGACGGCAGTCGATCGCGGATCTCTGCCAGCAGCTTGAGCGCCCGATCGATCGCCAGAAACAGGCATCCCGAGATAGCAGCGGCGACAGCCGAGCTAAGAAATAGTGGATGTCCGTTGAATGACATCAGCAGCAATAGTCCTGCGCCGACGAAATTGATCCATGCGATCACGATCATTGCTGGCATGAGTCCGTCCTTTACCTGAAGCCGCCAGACCAATGGGCGGCCCGAATTTATCGTGACGCGACCCGAGCGACCCGTCGAGCGATTCTTCCAAGAGGTTTCTATCAGCATGACCAATGTCGGTTCCCTGAAGGCGACCCTGTCGCTCGATTCCGCCGGCTTCTCGGCAGGCGCGCGCAAGGCAAAGGGCGATATCGCCGGGATCCGGAAGTCGATCGATGACACCTCGCGGGCGGCGGCCGGCGCCAATGCCAACCTAGTCTCGCAGTTCAACGATATCGGCGTCATGCTCGCGGCCGGGCAGAGCCCGCTCCAGCTGGCCCTGCAGCAAGGCACCCAGATCAGCCAGGTGCTGACCCAGATGGGCGGCGGCACCGGGGCATTGCGCGCGCTCGGTTCGGCCTTTGTCGGCATGCTGAACCCGGTCTCTCTCGCCACCATCGGCGTGATCGGCTTCGGCGCCGCTGCCGTGCAATGGCTGATGCCGGCGCAGGAAGAGGCGGCCAAGACCAAGGATGCCTTCGAGGCGCTGAAGGACAGCATGTCGACCTATAACGACGCGCTGAGCCTGTCCTTGCTCTATACCGGCGATGCCGAGAAGAAATATGGCGAGGAGGCGCAGAAGGGCGCGGAGATCGCCCGCCGGATCATGACGATCGAGGCGGAAAAAACCCGCTCCTCGATCTCGGCCATCCTGTCGAAATCCTATAGCGACATGGGCTTTGACGCTTTCGGGGATCGGGGCATCGCTGGCGCCGGCCGGATCGAATCCGCGAACCTCGCCGAGGCGGCAGGCAATCTGGGCTTCAAGGCGAGCTGGTCCGATGCGCTCTTCGGCTATGGCGGCATCAGCAGCGATAGGCTCGCCCTGGCCGAGGGTCTCGGCAATGCCATGCGCGAGATTTACACCTATGTCAGCCAGCCGGTGCCGTCAGGCGGGCTCGACGACTATCTCGTCGGGTTGCGCCAGCGCCTCGACGATTACACCGCCCAGCTCAACGCCCTGAAGGAGGCCGGAGCTGACGAGGGCGCGCTAAACGGCATCAATGAGAAGATGGTGCCGCTTCAGCAGGCGCTGCTGGAAGGCGAGGCGCGGCGGGCCGAGATCCGGGCCGCCGATGCGGCCAAGGCGGAAGAACTGCTCGCGACGCTGGAGAGCCAGCTCTACATGAACCAGCTGATTGCCGAGCATGGCAAGGAATCGCTGGAGGTCCGGCAGGCCGAGCTGGACGCGGAGTTCGAAAAACAGGCGGCGGCGATCGAGGCACTCAATATCACCGACGAGCAGAAGGACGCGCTCTATGACGCTCTGGCGGCTCTGCATGACAATGAGAGCCAGACCCTCGCCTGGGCCGATGCCATGGCGCAGGTCAATGCCGAGCTGCAGGGCGCCTATTCGCTGATCGCGGCGATCGGCGGAGGCATGGTGATGAATGCCAAGGTCAATGCCGCCCAGGCCGTGCGCGATGCCGGCGGTTCTGCCATCGATGCGCGCCGGGCGGGCGAGCTGGCCGGACGCAAGCAGACCATCCTGAACGGGCGGGACACCTGGGGGTCGGAGTATTTCGGGATGTCGGATGCCGAGTTGCAGGGCCATCTCGACCAGGTCGACATCGATGCCGCCCAGGAGGATGCCTGGCGGGGTCTGACCACCGAGGCGCGTGGCGGCAGCCGGTCGAAGAAGCGCAAGCGGAGCGGGGCAGGGCGGGAGCGGCAGAACGGGTATCAGCGCGCTTCGACCGAGATCGTCGGCAATACCGAGGCCTTCCTGCGCCAGGTCGAGGCCTTGGCCAGTCTCACCGCTGCCGGCGGCGACTGGGAACATGCCCTGGCCGTCATCGAGGAGGAGCAGAAGCTCCTCAACGCGGCGCAAAAGGCCGGCGTGGAGATCACCGAGAATGTCCGCAAGGACATCAACGAGATGGCTGAAGCCTATGTCGATGCCGAAGAAAAGCTCGAGAACATGCGCAATGCGACCGACCGGGGCCGGGGCGCCATGGAGGGCCTCTTCGGCTCGATGCTGGATGGGGCCGATGCGGCGAAGGAGGCGATCGTGAACCTCCTCGCCGAAATCGCCAAGGTGCAGTTCACCAAGGGAGCCATGGGATTGCTCGATCAGACCTCCTGGGGATCTTCGCTGATCTCGACCCTTGGTGGCCTGCTGTCCTTTGACGGCGGCGGCTATACCGGATCGGGCGCGCGATCCGGCGGGTTGGATGGTAAGGGCGGGTTTCTTGCCATGATGCATCCGGATGAGACGGTCCTTGACCATGCCCGGGGTCAGGGCGGCAGCGGCG